CTGTAATAGTTACAGTGTCAGACGCCGCGTTACCAATTATGGTATTGCCGTTAACTGTTAAGTTACCCGACATGATTGTAGCGCCAGTAATACCTACGCTACCGCCTACGGTAAGGGTAGTCGTTACGCCTAGAGAAGCTAGAGTACTTAGGCCTGTTACACCAAAGGTTCCGCCGACTGTTGCATTGCCTGTAACAGCAAGAATGCCACCTACGTCGGTGTTGCCTGTACTGGACATAGTCTCAGCGTTGATGTCATCGATATAACCTACACCATCAATATAAATATCTTTAAATTGTAAGGTAGAAGTACCCACGTCCACGGTGTTCGTGGCTTTAGGTGCAATAATGTTAGTGTTACTTATCGCCGCTATCGTTACCCAATTAGCATTGTTCGTCGTGTTGAATAAACACATATGGGTGTAGCCGGTATTGGCGTTGATCCATATCGAACCGGGTGCGTAACCCTCTGTGTTGTCATTGGTAGTTGCAGGATCAGACGTGGCAGTCGTATTGTTACGTCCGCCAACACCACCGTGAACCACAGGAAGGTAACCAGAAACCGAGGTAGTAAGAGGGAGTTTAGGGGCGTTGCCCGTGGAGCCATCGTGCGTGTGTCCTGTTGATGAGTTAAATGCGGCTAAAAGTTGGTTAAATTCAGCATTAAGTGGTGGTGCAGTAATATTCGCACCGTTAATGATGTCCGCGACCGATTGTCTAATATATCCCGCCATCAGTTAACGTCTCCCTGCAATGCTAAATTCAAAAACAATACCTTGGATGCTGTAAGGGTTGAAATTTCCCAAAGTAACAAAGGTGAGTTGGCATGAGTAACCGGAGCCTTGTAAGCTCGTCGTAACGATGGGCTTCTCAGTCCCGCCGTAGTTGATATTTGTACCGGCATAATTAATATTTTTCCCTTTATAGCGTACTGGTGCGCCCAACGATTCCTGCGAGTATGAACTTGGTTTTGCTGTGTTGGGATCTTCCCAATCGTAAGTTACAGCCATGTTCAGTGTGAGTGGGCCTTCAGCACGAATAAATGTATTGGCTTTACGCATGGTCTTTTTGACCTCGGTATCGCCGTAATCAAAAAATGGAGTTGCGTATACGGCTAGGATATCCGCGCCGTCAAATTGGTTAGTCTTCTCTTGTTGGTAGACTTTACCGTTATAATCCCCGTGTAAAACTAGTTCGCTAGAATTGACGTATGCCGAGTCACAACAACTCGCTCTAATTCCAACTAGCTCACCAAATTCCCAACCTAGTCTTTGGTCGGCGGAGCGTAGCCCACCAACAATACCAAAGCTGTCTGCGGTGAACGTATCGTCATCTCCAATGAAGTATCTCAACTGTGATTTACTTCGGATGACTACTCCGTTGAGAGTATCTAGATCATAATCCTGCGGTAGGGCTGTAAGTAGTTGCTGTATGCTTTTAGAGATAGTCTCTAATTCGACATCACCAATCCTACTTGTACCAGCTACCGGCCGTAATCCATCAGGTGCTAGAAAAACAAGATCACCCCCTATTTCCAACACCGAGTCTCTTGCAATACAACCTACGTTGGTTGTTATCTGATCTAGAACAAACCCGGCTGTTACGTCGGGGGAAACTTTCTTAATTCCGTTTGTGCCAAAGATAAATAAGTCACCACGGAACGGTTTAAACTGTACTACATCAAATCCGATTGCTAGTTGCCCAGCGCCAGCGGCTGATGTGAATGTAAGAGGGTCTAGAGGTGCGGAGTAAGCTACAGTTGCTTGTGCTACTCTATCACCAGCCAGAAAGAGATGGTTTTCAAACGCATCTACAAGCTCTGGTCTTTCTAAAGCACTTGCTCCACCGGGGCTTGATGACCCACCTGAATTAGATGGTGAAATTGCTTTCCAGTTAACCCCGTCGAATAAAATAGCGTTGTTCACGCCATCTACAAAACATATTCTGTTACCACCACCGAAGTTAAATGATATGTGACGGAGTTTCTTTACTACTCGGACGCCATCTTTGTATTTGTGTACAACTCCAGTGTTGTAAGCCGCCCATGCCGCGAAGGGTACATATCGGTAGAACTTATACTCGTTGGTATCGATCTCGATTATGTCACCGACTGTAGCACCGGCTGAAAGAGTTACACTAGTAGCATCTTGGCTGTATCCCGAAAGGGTAGTCGTTACACCACTTCTTGTTTGCTTAACAATTGTATTGGAGGTGTTATTGTTAGCTAGTGTTCTAGAGTTTGTGTCCGCCCCAGAGAAAACTGTCTGTCCTGCTGTCGCAGTGTAGGTGAATTTCTTTACCTTACGAGATGCTATAACAACGGTACTATCTAGGTTGTCATCTTTAAAGATAGCTACGGATAGTATCTTACCTTCAGAGTTAGCTGGGTCTACTTCTTGGTGATTAGCGTTGGCATTGTACGGAGTGAAACCTTCAATCCGCCGATATCCACCAAATAGGCTAACCTCGTAATTAACTAGTCTTGTAGCGGCACCGGGGGCGTTTTCACTTAAATCAAGATGATTTTCGTTACTGTTTAACCCGCCACCACAGATGACTTTGTATGACTGTACGCGATCTGCCATCTTAGAGACCTATATATTCGGGGCTCATTTTAGAACTTTTAGAGATCCGTGTGTCGTAAACTCGCTCATATTTGTTGATGAAAATGCCCTGCATGTTTTTAACGCCTTGCTGGAACACTTGTAGTGTTACGCCAGCGGCTTCAGGATTATCCCGGAACATGTACATGTAGTACAAAGCACCATCGATAATTACGTTGTCGTATGAATTAGGAATTCTAGTCGTGTCAGAGTATGTGGTAAGGCCTACGTTATTCATGTAGTACTTAAACTGGAGGTTGTAGGCTTTATCTGGGGATGAGGTTACGATGTAACCATTACCGTGAGACGGGGCTACTGCATCCGGGCAACTTACGCCAAGGGCTCCAGCATCATCGTCCTTACTTTTGTAATGTTTGTAGTAAACATCACGATCCATGAACTCCAACATCTTGTGGTCTACGTTAAGAGACACATTCTTTTGGATCTGGAAGCTGTTCCAATCTACGACTTTAAAAAATTCAGGCCAAGAATACTCTTCCTGACCTACTGCTAATACTTGCGTGTGTTGTGCGGCGTTAAACGGCCACTCGTACTCCGCTTGATTAATCTGACCAATAGCATCGGCAATAGCATCCTTCGCAAGAGTTTGAATACCCCGCGTGTTTGCAAAATCTGCTTCCGCAATTTCTACTTCGTTTATTTTACGAAGCAGTTTATTGGTAAGGCTTAGATATGTAGATGCCATTGGTCAAATTACTCGAATTTTAGATAAAAAAGGGGTAACCCTCCGAAGAAGGCCACCCCTTGGTAGGTTACGCTAAGTTGTAATGCGCAGTCATTAGACCTTCAGGACGAAGGATCTTACGACCATACAATTGCATACCACGAACGATGTCAGCGAAAGACGCTGTATCACGATAGCTTTCAGTCTTAGCTAACTGCTGTGCAGTAGCTACGGCAGACTGGTGTCCAGCTACAACGATACCAAAGTTCTCTTCTGAACCGGCTGATGCAGAAGTTCCTGCGCCTGTTCCGAAGTATGGCAAGTTGTTAGACTTGTACACTTTAAAGCCACGGATAAGACCGCTACCAACACGACCATTGCGTAGCTCTTCACCACCGCCAAAGTCAGAATTGATGAACTTAGAGTCTTCGTCCATTAGCAACTCATAGAACACTGGGTCTGCAACGAACCAACGATCTGCTGTGTCCACGTTAGCTTCATCCATCTTACGCGCCATTCTGTTAAGAACTGCTAGAGGGCTAGTGATTGCACCAGCACCGCCACCAGCGGCTAGAGGGATAGAAGTCAATGCGTGAGTATCAGCATCTGCTGAACCACCAAGATCAGAACCACCGAAATCAGTGATGTCCAACTTGTTAGCAAGCAACAGCTCGTCAGCACCAGCGGCTGAGTCAGCCTTAGTACCGTTAGCGGCAGAACGTGCAATCCAAGCATTGTTAGCAGAGTTACGCTCAAAACCAGACAAGTAACCTAATACTTCTTGGTCATAAGTGTCACGCAGTTTAAATGCGGCACGATCAGTCGCTAAGTCCATGAAGTTAACATGGCTGTGTGCGGCTTCAATATCATCAATCTTGAACATGTAGTAGTTCGCCTGATCGATGGTGAGTGAGAAATCAGCATCTACTAGATCCTGCGCCGCAACTGCTGTGCCACGAGCATAATCTGATACTGTGATTTCTGGTTCTTTGATTATCTTGACGCTATCGCCGTAAGAGGCGATTTCACCCATATAATCGGTGTTAGTGATGTCTTCCACCACTGAGCTATTCCTGAAAGATTTTTGAACCTTCTGGGAATAAATTACAGGACTAAAGTTACCGTTGTTTAGGTTAGTGTAGCCCGACGCTTTTTGAAAAGCCATAATGCATCTCCTATAGATGTTAAGTTAAATCAGCACTAAAATTGTGTGGATTGCTCAATTATTGTTGAACTACGCCACTAGTGCCGGAACAAAACAGAATAAAATACTTCATTAAGGGCTAAGTCTTTCTGGGTATCTTCGTAGTGAAGGGCCAAAGATACTTAGGTAACTTTAGAGTGTTTTTCTGAAATTTAAGGGAAGGTGAGGTAGGAAGGTATGTATAACTGGAGTTAGACTCCCGAAATACATATTCTTCGGCTCAGGGTTTGTTAAGGTTGTTATACCACAATAACTAAGTAATTAGCAAGGGGTTTAACGCGCTCCACCAGTTACATCGTACTCAAACAGCCCTTTACTGATTGATTCCATGATTTTGGATTCATTTTTCTCGTATTCATCCGCATTCATGTTCTGTACCTGACTTTCTGTGAAGGTAGCTCGGCCACTTGTTGGGGTGGCTACACCACTTCTACCAATCGCCTGTGCGGCGGCACTGGAATTCTTAGTGCGTACCTTACGAATGCCTTTGTCGGACTTATAGAGATCAATTGCTCTAGCGGCCGCCTTGGGATCCGTATTGTTCTTATAGAGGGCATCTTGAACATATGTTGGTTGTTCCATTACCCAATTATGAAATTCTTTTGATGCTCTAATCTTGTCAAAGTCCGGGTGGAACTTTTTAAGTTCTAGCATCGCCTTTTCCGCCTTTATGCCTTGTTGCTGTTTCTTGATTTCATCAAACTCAAGCTTGGCATCGGTGACGGCTTCCTGAACGCGCTTTTGTGCGATTGTATCAACAATCTTAGCCACATCAGGATACTTCTGTGACCACGCATCAACCTCTTCTTCGGTTTTAGGGAATTTTATCTGACCGCGAGTTGCGTCATTTAATTGAGCTTTAATCTGAGCAATTTCCTGATCTCGTTGTGCCATCTGCCCTTGCATATGACGGCGGAGGTCACCGTATCGCTTCTTAAAACTCTCTTCTTCAGTACCTACTGGTTGAGTAGTAGCTTTTTGTTCAGGCGCTACAGATGCCTCTTCTGTTGCCGTATCGGTTTCATCCCGATAAGCATTTCTATACTTAGCCATATTTCTCCTATTGGGGGCCGTTAAAGTAGACCAGTCGGATGACTGGTGGTTTATGCGGGTAGCCCGAGCCGCAAATTACCTTTTCATCAAAGCGATCTTTACGCTGGGACGATAAGTATTTTTGCCGTCTGAAGAGTCTTCTTCCTCTTCGACTTCCATTGTTTCTTCTTCTATTTCTGCCGTAGCTTCTTCGACTACGTTACCTTCTTCAGTTTCATACTCTGTGCTTTCTTCGTCTGCGTAACCGCAATCGCAGTCTTCACAAGGCATTCCGTAATCTTCCATGCACTCGTCTTCTATGTCTTGTATCTGCCCTTCAGCGTACATAGACATAAGGCCCATCTTAGCCTCATCACGCATTTCCATAAGATGCTTTAAACCGTGCCATCGCACGACATCTGCGGGTACAACGTATTCACCATCACTTAAAACTGCGGGAATATCGTCACGGACATTTTGCTCACTGGAGCCGGGGGGAATTGGATTACCTGATATGTCATCCATACCAACCATCATGCCGCCGAACTCGTCCATCATCATTCCACCGTGGTACATTTCCACAGGCTCCTCATCTTCAAGGGCACGGATAGCACCTTGCAATTCTGGGGAGTCGTTATCGTATCCGGGGACAGCAGATTCTGCTTCTGGCATTAAGCTGTCACTACGCATTTGGGCGTATTCACTAGCTTCTGGTTCACTATCAAAAACAGGCAATTCTTCACCTGTAATAGGATCTATTGGGCCATTCTCTTCAATAAAGCGTTCAAGATCTCTTTGGTCAATCTCATCACCTGTTTCACTGACTGTGGGAATAGTTACCCAGCCGTACTTAGTCTCAAACGTAACTGTACGCTCGGAGAAGTTTTCGCCGGTCTCCTCGTCTTGGTAAACCTTTCGGCCTTTTGTTGTGTAAGTATCTTCTGCCATTATTTTGCTCCCTCCAGAGCTTGATCACGCAATGTCTGGAAGCGACGCAATTCTGCAATTGCACCCTGTACTTCCGTTAGTTTGGTGTGATCCTTGGTATTCTCTAAAAAATTACGCATCGTTTCGATACGGTTCTCAATGTAATCCTGAAGCAACGGGTACTTCTCTACGTCGTTGACGAGAGGTAGTATTTTCTTCGCTAAGACTTTTTCCATTATTGAGGCTGACCTTGTGGTGGTGCTGGGGGTGGTGTTCCGCCATTCTCTCCCCCGCCTTCACCCGTAAATCCGGGAGCGCCGGGCTCTGGTGCATTTCCGGGAGCTATGTTCCCGCCGCCATTACCTGTTGGGTCTTCGGGACTAGGTGCCCCTTGTTGCTGTTGTTGAGGGGGTTGCTGTGGCATCAACGCCGCTACTGCGGCCATCATCTCAGCTTGGATTGCGGCTTCTCTTGGATCATTAAGAACCTTGTCCTCGTCGAGATCCATAGATGCGGCAAGCTCCCGCAGGATGTAGTCATACTTAACAAATGGAGCCATGCTGGGATTCCCAGTCATCTGCATGAATTGCAGTAGACGCTGGGAGCGTACCTCGTTTCGCATTAGGCTTTCTGTACCTTTGGCTACGACATCGAGATCCCCTCTAATAGATTTATCGAAATTAAACTGCATGTTGAAGCTGAACAAAGATCGGCCGAGAGGGGCCAATAGGTAGTCATCAACATTTCTAACAACCGCTTTAATATTCTGTGCGGCCGCGCCCATAAGCATGGACATACCAGATGCTGTTCTACCAACACCCATTACGCCTGTACTGCCGTGGGCAAAGGAAGGCATACCAGTAGCTTCGTCAGCTAACTGTCGGGCCTTATCAAACATCTGAATACACTCGCCAGTTACGTTCGGGAACTTGGTGCCAAATATAGCTTGTCCCGGCGCTCCAGCCTGACGCCTAAACACTTTACCCGGATAGACACTCATGTCTTGTCCCGGAACGAGGTTTGTCTCGTCAATTTCAATTAGTAGGTTTGAAGATAGCGCCGCATTATCCACTCCGAGCCGCATAAAACCATTCATGATTTCTTGGGTATCTTCCATGTTTTCCGCTACACCTATACCAAAGAAGCTATATGGGTTTAGCTCGAAAGGAACTGCGTGGTAGGGAATACGAGTGGGGGTGAAAGGGTTGATTACTAGACGGACTACTTGCCCATTACAAATCCAAGCATTGATCTGAACTTCATCTTGTTCAAGCACACTATCTGGTAAATCTAATTCAGCTTCTTCTGCGATCTCAGCATCTATAACGCCCCAGTACTCAAGTACTTCATAGCGTTCTATGCTAGATGACATGTCGCTGTCTTCTAATGCGTCCTCCCAATAGTGGGGGGTGTAATTCGGGCCGAAATCAATCGCCTCGTCAATTGCATCTCCTCTAAAGAAAGGACGTTTTTTAAGTGCCCTCAACTGAGAGCGGTTTAGCCTATGACGTTCAATAACGTATTCGGCTTCTGACATATTCCTAGCGTCTGGGTCTGGATAGAAATTCCAGATACTCACAGACTCTACTTTTGGAATAGTTCGGAAAACGGGATCGTACACTCCTTCATCGTTCCAATTCGGGTACTCTTTCTGTAGCGCGAATGGGCCTTTAAGAATGCCTGTTCCAAACAGGGACATTTCAAAAGCAGTAGAACGTAAGTGTTTGTTTGCTTCACTTTCCTCTAGCTGATCATGGATAGTCTTTTCCATTTTCCTAGAGGCTTCTTTAGCTGGTTCAAAGGTGAGAGCAGTAGGAGTTTTACCTGCGCCTTCTCTAAGTTTGTCTTCCACACGACCAAGTTGGTCTTCGTATGGCCCAGCCCTTTTAAGTAGCTCGGGTCTAGCTATAGTTGGGGACTGCGAAGCACCCCCAGTAAGTTCGTTTAGTTTATCCTGAGTAACTTCTTTTGGATCAAAGTGCATAGGCCCAGACACACCCAGAGGCTTGTAACTAGGCTCAATGCCAATAGGAAACTTACTACCTGCAAAAAGCACATCGACAATTTGAGCATAGGCCGCGAGAACCTTGGTCTTAGTAATCTTAATGAATGCCTGACTTTTTTCTTGCTCGGTAAACTGGACATCAGGGCCGTATAGACCACGGTAATTCCTATAAGAAGTAAGCCATCGTGTTTCATCGGACTGTCTCGCATCGTTTGATCGATTATATCTGCCCTCGACCCATCCTATTAATCCGCCTAGAGACGCATTTTCTTCAGGAGTGCCATCCTCTAGCCCTATTGAGGCTTCTTCTAAAATTATATCTTCTGGTCTATCAACAATTGCCATTTAATTAGTATCCAAATTTTAGACTCGCGGGTCTCCAAGTCTGAGTATTTTTCTGACCCCAATCATCAAACGGCGAACTGGCCCGAGGCCGGGACATGATGCCGTAGCGTACTGAATCATAGGTGTGATCGCTTCGATACCTAACATCGATATCGTCCCCACCCTTGGGGTCGCTGGGAATGACGGGAAGATCCGCAATAATTTGTCGGCAGTTATTGAAAAATACAATGCCCGGTGTTTCTGCTTCTTCGTCATATTTGAGTAGTTCGTGAAAGCGGTTCTTACCCGCTACTCGGGCTCCCGCGCTTCTATCTGATGGACGCCATCGGCAACCCATCGAAATCATCTCTTCAGCTATGGAAGGGCCAATCTGCCCTCGGTTATGCCAACATGAAGAGTCTAGCACACCATAACTCATTTGCTCCCCAACTTCAAGCTCCATGACCGCTCTTGCTAAGTCTTTACCTGTATGCTTGCTAACGTATAACTCCCTGTAAACAATGAGAGTTTCGTAGGCTGGGTCTATAGCGAACCAGTGTACTGCGGAGTAGGATGAGTACCCGTAGTCACATGATCTAAATCGCCGCCAATCTAGTGGTATTTCAAACGGATCGACAACATGTATCTTAGTCCTGAACTCTGAAAACGCCGCGCCGTCTGCGACGGCCCAATCACCTTCAAGTAGTTGCCTTCTTTGCATCTCAGGGAGTGAAAGTAGGTTAGCCTCGTAGGAACCCTCGGTGTGCAAATAAGGGTTATCTTTAAGGGTGGCTGGTATGAATCGTCTATCAAAAAGTGGTTTACCTGCTTTTGCATGACCTTCGGGGTATGCTAGGGTTTCTCCCGTCTCCATGTCTGTTGCATGAAACGAAATATTCGCAGGGCTAGGATCCACAAACATCTGCTTAACCCACGAATGGCCGGGGCCACCCGGATTCGTAGTAGCTCGCATGAAGATCGGTAAATCGGGGTCAGTGGTTCTAAGACGTGAACGCATATAATTCCACGCAAATGGCGTAGAGTGTTGCGTAAGCTCGTCAAAGCCGATGTAACTAAATGCTTGACCTTGGTAACGTAAAACATCGTCTTCTCTCTCTAGGTAGGTCATCCATAATCTAGCACCGCTAGGAAAGACCCATTGTGATTTCTTTTCTTGCCACTTTGCACCGGGGAAAGCCGCCGCGTACATTTCTTGTGACTTCCAGATAAGTTCCCTCAGTTCGTCATTAGTACGTCTGAGGATCAGTCCATTGAAGTTTGGGTTGGAGAAGTATCGCATGGGGTCTGCGAGGAGCCCGATACTCTTACCTCCACCGGCCGCTCCGCCGTATAGTACTTCTCTCTCTGATGCCGCGAGAAATTCTGTTTGCGGCCCCGGATTGGGTGAGAAGACAACTTTGAATTCTGGTGGTTTGGCGTTGAAGTCGAGGGTATCACTAAATTGCTGTGGTGATGGCTCGACGTGTGGGAGTACTTCGTCATCCCCCTTTATTGCCTCAATCTTTTTCTTAGTGACAGTAAGACTTCGCTTAGTTGCCGCTTCACGCTTCTTGAGATCGCGTAGTTCACGTTCTTCCTTAGTCTTAGGCGCGTTCTTACGCTTACGTTGAGCAAGCTGTTTTACGCGGGGGTTCTTATCGCCCCTCTGCCTTTTCCAAATATTTGCTAGGCCTTGGTGAGATACCTCGTGACCTGAGTTTTCACCCAACCACCTAGCGGCCTCACGGTAGGAGTTCCCATCATCAAGGAAGTCCATAGCCTTTTCAATAAAACCAATTAAGTTCCAGTCCGGTACCGCAAGCAAAGGATCATCTTCACGAACGTAGTAGCCGTAGGGTATCTTGGAGGTCTTATTGGGTCGTTTCTTATCCGGCCAGTTATTCGGCTTCGTCATCGGTAGGGGTTACCTTTTTTGGTGGTAAAATAAATACTCCCCCTTCTGGCCCTTTAATCTCAATCTGTTCTTTCTTCACGAGTCCAGTTCTATCAAGAATCTGAGTAGCGGCCGCCACTGCGTTCCTTGCCCCCATAGAGCCCGGATCATTCAATACATCTATCATGCTGTAAGTTGCCTTCGGCGCATTCATCGCCAAGACCATACTAGCACGATCTACAATTTCATCACGCAACGGGCCAACGACCTCATTGATACGAGTGTTAGGTGAATACCCCGCCGCGTTCATAGCCGCACGGATATCGCCTCTTGCCTCGCTACAAAGAGCTTCTAGGAAGGCCTCTTGCATTTGAGTTAATTCTTTTTTGTCAGTCATTTTGTGCCTGTTG